GTACGTTTTAAGTATTTACCATACTTTAGTTGATCTGCTTTTGCAGCATCAGTTGTAAATTGAGCAGATCCTCCACCGTAACCGGCAACGTTCATACCTTCTTTTGATGCTGATGTATCTACAAATGTAAATCTATCGTAACCAAGTTCACTGTTTATGTTCATATAGTTTTGTACTTCAGGGCTTTTACGATAAAAAGTTTGAACTCTTCTTGATCCTGTTTTTATAGGATCACCAGTTGGTCCGTACATTAATTCACCGTTATCATTTGTTTTGTATATATTTTCATACACAACAGTAAAAGGACCACTTCTGTCCTGCATTTTGTCAAGCTCTGACATGTACATATTAAGAGCTGCTGCTCCTATCTCTCTTTCTGATTTACCTTTTTCTACACCCATTTGAAATAATGTAGGTGCAACTTGCATTCCTGCTTGTCCTACAATATCCATAAAACCTTTAAGACCTGGGTCCATTGACTTACCAGACATAAGTGCTGAACCTAACTGCATTAACAATGCAGTTGATTGCATTCTTTGTGACTCATCACCGTCGCCTATTATTTGTCTTATGACATCTTTGTATCCTTCTATTCTTGAAAGACTGTCGTTCTCTATTAATCCTGCATAAGCATTTGAATTGTCTACAACAGCTTTTGTGTTTGCTTCACCGTTATCTGCTTGATCATTAGTAGCATTTACTTCTTCACTTATTTCTATGTCTTCTGATACTTTAGGTTGATCTTCACTTATAAATAATTCTTCTTCGTTTGGTTCAGGAAGTTGTATATTTTCTGTCTGTGTATCTGGTTCACTATCATTTGGTAACGTTGTTCTTTCCGGCAATGCACCGTACGCTAAAAAAGGAGAACCTAATGCAACACCTTGTTTAAATCTACCTTGATTACCAGCTGCTGCATCCATGTAATTTTTTGCATAAGGCTTTGCACCTTCATATGCTTTACTAGCTTGTTCTTGTGCAGTGTACGCTGCTCTTGCTGCTCTGTTTAATATTGGCTTAAATAGCGGTCTAAGAAATGGATTCATTTCTTAACTCCTTAAATTTGAATAGCCCTGATATGCTGCGAGGCCTGATATACCAGCACCTACAGTCTGTGCCAATGGATTGCTGCCTGGTGCAGTACCCATTGATATAGCCATGGCTCCGGATGGTATGTTACCTTGATAGATATCAGAAGTAAATCCTAGTCTTTGATATGGTTCATAAATCTGTTGCAACCCTTGTTGATATCGTGCATCCGCAAGTTGTTGCTCACGTTGTTGTTGTACAGATCCAGCAGACATTAACGATCCAATATCTGTTAATGCTTGTTGCTGTTGTTGACCACCAAGACCAGCCACCTGTTGAGCTGCTGCTCCGTATCTCCCCATTTGATTGTCAAATCTTTGTTGCGCCATCTGTTGCGCTTGTCCGTAATTTTGTGCTTGTGCTTGTCCTACAGCTAATGCTTGTTGAGTATCTAACTCTGCTCTTTGTATACCTTCTCTTTCACTTCCAAATGCAGATCCTGCACCAGCTGCTGCTTTGTTTCTAGCTTGTTCAAATTGTTGTTGTATTCCTGCAATAACTTCATCTTGATACGGATTCATAAAATCTTTGTAAGAATTAGGATCGTATGCTTGTGTAGCTAAACCTGTAAGTGCAAGTGATTGATCTATGTAAGGTTGAAATCCTCCAATACCTGCTTGTGCTTGTTGAAAAGCTTGTTCTTGCATTGGATCAAAGCCTGCCACACCTTGTGTAGGTATATCAACTTGACCTTCACGCATTCTTTGCTCACGTGTAAGATCAGAAAACTTTGTGCCTTTTGCATATTTACCATCAGTTCCCTGATATGTGTATTCGCCGTAACCTTCCTCACCAGGTTTTGCTGTGGGATCAGTGGCTTCAAATGGACTCATACCAAACATTGTGTATTGTTTAGCGGCCTCCATCAAGCCTAGCTTGGCTGCTTCTATTTGTGGTGCATCACGTTGATACGTTGTTTGAAACTGCGTATTTTGTGGGCTATCACCTGAACCAAAACTCATACAAATCTTCTCCTATATGCGTTCGCAAAATGTTCCATACCTAACCGTTTTGCCATCGCGTCAAATTTTTTTACTGTGTCATCAGAAAGGCGTGGCTCAAAAAGAACTTCACGTACTCCTTTTATTTTAGCCCAATCCATAAATTTTTTCATCATAAATATTCCTGCCATTCCGTTTCTATGCTCAGGATCCACATACAATTCTAGTTCCTTTGCAAATGTTTCGTAACTGTAAGAATACTCTAATATTCTACCAGCCATAAACCCAATTCTTTTGTTACCTTTTTCAACAAGGATCGCAAAATAATTTGGATCTGTTATTGCAACATCAAAGTATTGTTTAGCTTTGACATCGTTATACTCTACCTCACTCCAGTCAGATTCTTTGTGATGCTCTTTGCTAGCTGCAATAGCCCACTCATAATCTTGAGGTTCTACGAACCTCCATTCCATTACTTCCCTTTTTTCTCCCTATACTTTTTTTGTTTTTCTTTTTGTTTTTTATATAACTCATCAGCGGCTTTTTTTGTTGTTCGTTTTTTATCTTTTGCTTCTGCACTTTTACTTTTTATTTTTTGTGCGCCATAAGTTGCTGCAACACCAGTTGCGGCACCAGTTTTAAATCCTGGTTTCTTTGCCACTTTAGTGGGCATAGGTTCGCCCATTAATTTAGCTTTACGTTTTGCTATTTCAGCTTGTTTACTTTTAAATTTTGCATAAGGCTTAGTTTTTTTACCAAAACCAGCTAATTTTTTAACACCTGCTTTTATTAATTTACTTTTTGCCATTTATACCTCACTCATTTTTTCAGATTCTGGATCTAATTTATTCATCATTTTGTACATTCTTTTTGCTCCTGCCATACGATCACCATTACCAAAGTTTTCTACGGCTTTTGCTGTCATAACAAATTCACCGTCAGATAATTTTGCATCAATCATATCATCTTTAGGTCCACCTGGGCCACTGACGTCGCCACCCATGTCCATGTTTAATGTTGCTATTCCTCCAGTATTCATGAAAGATCCTTGGTAAAATGGATTGTCCATTTCACCTTCTATCAGACTTTCATCAACACCGTATAAGAATGCTAATTCTTTTCTTCTTCTACGTTTAGCTGCTTCAAATTCTTCTTCCGGTGTATCACGTCCTGCATATAATCCTGCTGCTTGTGATACTGCTGTAGGTAAAAAGTCTGTTTTAAACTTGCCTGTAGCTGCGCCGTCAATCATTTCTGGTTTAGTAAATATATCTGCATCTAAAGAAATTGTTTTGCCTGGCATTATATTTCCATAAGCAGTTCCACCAGGAACATTAGTGTATACTCCACCTGTTTCTGATATTGGCATGTCTGCATATTGAGGTGGTAATGTTATATTTGACTGTTGTCCTGTAAGTATGCCCATAGGTGTAACTTTAGGAACATTACCAGGTATAGTTCTAAATCCTTGAACTGCTGGTGTTGTAGTCATTGTTTGTCCCCCAGGAAAAAAATCCATTGCAGGGTTAGGTTCTTGATACGAAAAAGTATTTTTTGCTGGTGTAATGTCATACATTTCTTGACCTTTCATACCACCGTATTGTTCATTAAATCCTTTTGCAGCGTTTGCTGCGCTTAAATATGAAAACGGTATTGATGTTAAACCTGCAGCCAAAGCTGCTTGAGCTGGTCTTCTTGATCCACTGAGTGCTGCTGTGCCATAACCAAGCGCTGTTTGTTTTAATGCGTTGGCCATTAGCGGTGACATATTTTTAAATAAACTCATTTTACCACCTAGTGCACCAAACGCCGGTCCTGCAACTGCAGTAAGCGCCATTGGTAGTGCCATTTGCACTATTGGGTTCTTCATTAATTTACTTAAAAATCCCATACTATCTTAATAAACTCGCTATTCCGCCACGGTTTGCTGCCATGTAATCGTCTGGATCTAAACCTGCTTCTATCATTTTTAATATTGTTCTGTAATCTGAAGGATCAACTGCTGCATCTTCCATAAATGGAGAAAAAGGTGAAGGCATTGGTGCCGGCATTGGCATATCTCTTCTAAAATCAAATTCTCTATTCGGTGAAGGCATTGGCATTGGTCTTGGCCCTAATCCTGGTGGAGGTCTAAAAGGTTCCATTGGTCCTGGCATTGGCATTGGCATTGGTGCCGGCATTGGCACAGGTCTTGGCATTTGAAATGGCATATCCTCTGGCATAAATCTAGGCATAGGTCTTGAAGGCATTCTGTTGTTTGCTATTTCTACACCTGGTTGTCTGTTGCTTGATAGTCTATATCCTAATGAAGGACTACTCCTTCTTTCTTCTGGTTTTCTAAATGCCATTACGAACTGCCTCCGAATATGTCTGGCAATTTGTTAACTTGAATTGCCACATCGCGTTTAATATCTTCTTTTTTTGTGCTAGTTGCAGGGTCATTTATATCATCATCTGCTTCTTTTTCATCAGCATAGACTTTCCCTGTAGTTGCGTGCTTTATGACAGTATTTGTTTCTACGTCAATTTTAGGAATTGTACTTCCTGCAATCACGGTAATGTCGTCTTTTATAGCCATTTTTTATCCTTTATGCAATGATTAACTTATCTCTAACACACTAAGAACAACATGTAAATCATTAGCGTTTTCTGCTTGTATTTTGATTATCTCTGATTCTTTCGCTATCAAAGGTGCGAGAGAACTAGTAGAAGAATCGGCAGAAAACTGACTTGAATTACCTGCAGCCAAGAGTTCCTGTGTTGTTTTACTCTCTATATCTCTACTTAATTGTAGAGTGAAACTTGTGCTATCTGTATCTACTAAATACAAAGATACCTCACAATTATTAGAAGCATCGACATTAGCCACACGCACAGACTTTATTATAGCTGTTGTTTGTGCAGGCACAGTATACAATGTTGTTAAATTTGTCGTTGATAAAACTACTTTATAATTTGTGTATACGTTTGCCATTATGATAAAAACCAAGTTACAGCTTCAGATTCATCTCTAAGTGGTTCTGAAGTATATGTGTTATTTAGTGCAAAAATTAATTGTTCTAATGTTTGTACCATCTGTGCCATTTGTGATTGATCATACTCTTCTCTTGCTTGTGGTATTATAGGTATTGTTATTTTAGTCATTAGATTCCTGGACCTGTGTTTTGTTGCGATTGATAATCTGCAAGGCTTGCAATTCCAGATTGATTAAGCCCTCCAACTGCAGATATTCCTGTATCATCAAATTGTAACCTATCACCTATTCCGTAAGTATCAAGAAACTTTCTAAAGTCACCAAAACCAGTGCTAGATCCTGGCGCCATGGCTTCACCCATAAAACTGAAACCACCACGCATATCTGCTGTATGCATATTACTGCCCATTCCACCTCGTAAGTAGTTACTGTATTCACTCATAATTCCTGCTCTATCTGTTAAATCTAAATTTTCATTTCGTACGTAAGGAGAAAAATTTGGATCTATAATTCCTGGTCCACCAGGTAGTGATGGACCATAATATTCATTTTGACCATTTGGATCTATAATTCCTGGTCCACTTATTATTTCTGGCATCCCACCAGGTGGTGGTTTAATAGGCTGTATTCCACCAGGCGGTGGAGTCATTTGAGGAGGAATAGGTTGTGTAGGTTGCGTAGGAGCAAGACTTGCTATTCCTTCCAAAGGTTCTTTATTTAACCCTTCCATAATTGGATTCATGTAAGATGGATTATAATACATTAGCCGCCTCGCATGCCGTCTGGTTTACCGTCAACTCTAAGTGTGCCGTAGCGCCACTTATCATCAACAGCATCACTTGATACACGCAGTGCAAGTTGTCTACCTCGTATACGTGTGTCTTGTTTTGTTGTGCTTGTTGTTATAGTAAAAGGTCCGTGTGTTTTTTGTGTGGCCGATGGATATGGTCTTGACTTTACTGTTACATCTACCTCACCTGTTTGATTTTTAAAATCAGGTATAAATCTAGATACAGATAAAAATTGATCACCATCACCAACATCAATATCACCTGATTCTATATGACAATTCATTGCTGCACCATCATCGTTAACACCTTCTTCATGTAAATATATAAGTGTTCTTCCTTCTTTAACACCATTAATTGTAGATATAGTATTAGTGGTAGCACCAGCTTCAAACTCTGCTGCGTATGGATTTGAATACACACCACGATCTGCCCAAGAGCTACGTGCTAATGTTCCTATATACCATATCTTTTCAGCATAATTGTATGTCACGTTTCTATCTACTTGTGTGGAATTCTTAGATGGATAAAACCATATTACTTCATTAAAATCAGAATTAACAGCACAGAATACGTCACCCAATGCGTTGTTGTTTATGTCATCAAAAACATAATCTTGCACACTACACGGTATTTTTTTAACCGCACCATCAAATAAGAAAAAAGAATCATTACCCATCCAGTATGCTATACCGTTTACATCTACTGCAGCATTGATACCTACAGCTCCACAGTTTGTACCTAGTTGTCTAAATCCAAAAGTAAAAGGTGGACCAATAAATTGCATTTGATACAAAGCAGTATCAGTGTAAATTAATATAACACCTCTAGATCTAACAGCTGCATTTATTTGATTACCATCTGTTAGTCTCTGTGACCCAGCTGTGTTAGTAGCGGTTGGTGTCCATGTTGCCGGATCTTCTTGATCTGAAAAACGTATAAACATATTATCTTGTGTAGATGATGTGCCTATGGTTGTTTCTGTTCCAAAACAAATAACGTGCCTATCATCACCAGATACTAACATAAATCTAGATCTAGTTGGCGCATTAGCAACATTAGTTCTTGCTGCTAAGTTACTTGATAATCCACTTGAAGTGTCCCAATAATAAAGGCTGCCATTAAATTGTTGTGCTAATACATCTTCACCCCAGTTATCTAAAGCCCATTTACCAGATTGTAATAAAACACCATCAGCACCTGTTAAACCTTCACGGGAAGAATCCCATGTTGATGCGTTCCAAGTACCAGCACCCCACCCATATCCATAGATAGATGTAGGTAACCCTGTGTTTATTTGATAGGTAGCGTTAGCTGTAGCACCAGTTGCATCAGAGCTAGCTGCAGCACCAGCAATTATTGTATAAGTATTACCAGTAGGAACTGTTTGTATCTCAAACTCACCTTGTAAATTTGCTGCTGATATACCTCCCACGGCACCACTTACACTAGCGATTGTAACAAAATCACCTATCAATGCACCGTGGCTAGAATCAGTTACAATTACAGAAGTAGATCCGTTTGTTGTTTCAAACTGTGTTACGTTTCCTGTGCCAGTAGCACGTGTAGGTGTGATGTCGGCGTAGCTACCCTCTGAGTATGCGTATAATTTTTTGTTTGTACCATATACAGCATAGTTTACACCTTTAAGATCTGAGTAAGTTAGTATAGCACGAGTAGCACCAAGCAATGCATCACTTGTTACTTTTTCCCAACCACCTATTTTTTCTGGTTGACCATAACGAAAACGAATATTATCGCCATCTACCCATCTACCTTCTGCACCGTACTCGGTGTTTTGTTTATCTATGCCTGGGGCAATTTGTAGTTTAGTTAGTGGCATAGAATGGTATCCAGTAATCTGTGCCATTTATATTGACACGAATATGACCTGTTAGCGATCCTACACTTGTATCTGTGGTAATACTTTTTGTTTGATCTGATCCACTTGTGCCGTCAAATCTTATAAACTCTTGATCTGTATCATCTTGATCTAAAGTTAAACAAGCAACAGCTCCAGAAGAATTTGCTTGATTAATAGTTACAAGCGCACTTGTTGGAGAAGATGTTCCAAAACCTATTTTATCAGCAGAACCGTCGGCAAAGAAAGCGTGTGTTAATGTATTTGTTTCTATTCTAAAATCAAGAGACGCACTAGAATCATTAAATGTAAAACTACCGCCATCAAAGTCAACGTTACCAGTTGCTTTTACACCACCAACAACATCTAATTCAGTAGAAGGTGAGTTTGTTTTTATACCAACACGGTCATTACCAGCATCCGTAAATAATAAGTTTGCATCGCCGTTACCTTCAATTCTAAAATCAAGGTCAGCAGATGATTCGTTAAATACAAACGTGCCTCCGTCAAGTGACACATTGCCAGCTACTGCTAATGTTCCATTTGCAGTTATATTACCAGCATCAGCCAACACATCAAACATGGTAGAACCATCCGTATATAAAATATGTTTTGATCCTGCTACAAGACTTGCTGCTGTTCCACCTGCAGGTTTAAAACCTAAAGTGTTGTTGCCCATGGTTGTTGCATTGTCAACAATGTACCATGTTTCCACAGCTTCACATTGTATTGTAGTATTGCCGGATAGTGTACCTGTTAATTTTATAATAGCGTTACTTTGTTCATCTGCTGTCGTACCGTCTGTTGCTGTTAGTGAATCTGTTGTACTTGCGATTGCTACAGATACGTAACCCTTAATTGCTGATTCTAATTTTTGTAAATTGTTATTTGTTTTAGTACCCCAAGATCCCGAGTTTTCACCGGTTGCCTGTAGTTCTAAATTTAATGCACTTGAAAATGTTGATGCCATTTTATCTCCTTAATCCGTTGATCCTGGTTCTACGTCTGTATATGTTGCTGTCATACTATCATCTATTTCACTCCAAATAAAGAAATCTGGTTCACCAACAGATAATGATATAAGATTTTGAAATGCTTCACCAAAAGCTGTTTCATCACCAATACTAAATGTTAACTGCCCAGCTGTTGTTACATCCACAGATGCAGTGCCTGTAACAGTTTCTGTTCCAATTGTAAAAGTTGAACCTAGATCTGTACCCGTTTGTGCAATTACAGCTGATCCTGTCACAGATTCATCACCTAAACCCGCAGTCATAGCTATACCTGATATAAAAGGTGATCCTACGTTTTGTACACCACCACCTCTAACAGAGGCTACGGCAAATTCAGCTATTGCTCCGTGTCCTAGTGACATTATTCTTTTGGATTGTCACTACGAACTTTATCACAGTGGTCTTTAAAAGTTGTTGTTCCATTTTTTTGGTCTTTATAAATCATTTCCATTTGTTCTTTCCAACTTAAATATTCCAATTTTCTTTTTTTATCCACTTTAGCATTGTTTTCAAGTTTAGTTGCTTCAGTTGCTAGTGCGTTTAATTGTGAATCTGTTGGTTTAACTTTATCTGATGCACCCCAATGTTTTATATATGGGCCTGCACCTGTGCCATCATCTTGCAGTTTTATTTCTTCTATAAAATCTGGTGTTCTCCCTAAGTATAATATTATTTTTTTATCTAAATTTTCCATTATCTTATTTTAAAACCTCCAAAAACTATATTAAGTACTGTGTCACTTGAACCACTAGCTTGAAAACCTCTAAAATCAACATAATCAGTTGCTGATAAAGCCGCCATGTGTGTTGAGTGAATTACTGGTCGTCTACTTGTTAAACCGCCCTCTGGTGCGTGTTCAGTTAAACTCCAGTTTGTTTCACTACCATTTACAAAAAAAACCGCAGCTGTTCTATTAGGGTCATAGTTGTTAATTCTAAATGCACCATACAAAAAGTAAAGACCATCTTGACCTGAGGGTATAGTAAATCTTCCATTTGATGAATCATAAGCTGTCCCATCATTATGAACTACTGATGTAGGAATAAGTTGAGTAGTTGTATTGTCAGAAAGAGTAGTTGCGGCAGCTTTATATGCAAAAAAACTAGGAGTGTTCATTATAAAATTTGCATCAATTCTTTTTAATGTTCCGCCATCACTTATAACAAATTCATCTGCTGTATCTGGAACATCATCTAAAGCTGTTGCTCCTGTAATACTTGATACATCAAAACCACCAACATAAGTTTTTATTCTTGATGCCGCAGTTTTTCTTAAAGTACCTCCTGCGCCATCATCAACAAGAAATAAATCTGCATCTGCTATGTTAGCTCCAATATCCGTTTGTCCTGTTAATAATGCAGTATTAAGTTTATCTGCTGTAACTGATGTATCAGCAGGTGTAATTGTTCCACCAACTGCTCCAGATATTTCTATAATGAAGATACTGGCACCACTTGCAGGTGCTGTGCTAAATGTAATTGATGCGCCACCACTAGCTAAACTATAATCCGTGCCGGGTTTTTGAATTACTCCGTCATGTGATACTAAAAGCTGTGCCGCAGAACCAACTTGTGAACCTAAACTAAATGTGGTGTTAGACCCATTGTAGGTATTGCCACTCGTATCGAGAACACTAAATGTGCCACTCTCTATTGATTTTCCTATGTATGCCATTTATTACTCCTTTGGATTGTCATCTTTAATTTTTTTGATGCGAGTTTTCCAAGCGTCTATGTCCTTGTATATCTCATCGAGCTGTTCTCCTATTTCACCATAAGAAGCTCTTCTTGTTCTTTTAATTATTTCGTTGTTTTTAGCTTTTGTTGCACTAACTGCATAAGAATTTATTTGGTCATCAGTTGGTTTATTAACACCACTTACATTCCAAATTGTTATAAAACAACCTTCACCATTATTTTGTAAAGATACATTTCCATTATCAAACTCCGATGATGTCTTACCATTATCCTCAAGATATTTTACTATTTTGTGATATGCATTGTCTACTATTGCCATAATTATGTTATCCTAAATACGTTTAAAAAAGTTTTACCGGCACCACCAGTAACAGTTATGCTACTTCCTTGATTTTGATATGCATACAATTCTACATAATCACTAGCACTTAAATTTACTAACCCACTAACAGTATAATTTTGGTCTCTGGCCGCACTAGATTGAGCACCTAAACTTGTACTTTGATTTTCTAAAGTTTGACTTCCACTAACATAAATTTGTATATTAACTTTATCATTACTATCTCCAGTATCAAATTTGACTGAGCCGTGACAAAAATATTTTCCTGCTACACCGGGTGTAAAACGATAATTTGTTGAGTTATCTACAGTGCCCCCAGAACTAAAAGATGTTCCGTTAAGATTTACTTTTGAAGTTGAATTATTTGGAAAACTTCCTTGGTTTCCATCTAAAAACATTTGAGCAAAAGGTTGATTAAACATATGAACAGCGTCTACTCTCTTTAATGTACCGGCATCAGATATTATAAATTCATCTGTTCCCGCAGGAGTTTCTGCTAAAGCTGTTTCTCCTGTGATAGCTACTACATCTACTAATCCTATTTTACTTAGTGCCATGTTTATCCTCCGTTAGCCGCATCCCATGCAGTTTTTAATTCATTGTATTTTGCAATAATTGTATCTTTAGCTATTGGTGTAAAACTTTCTAACCATTCTAGTCTATCAATATCATCATTTATAATTGTAAATTTAGCATTAGCATTTAATCCAAGTATTGCATCTGCTATTCTCGGTGGTGGATTTTTTGGATTAACTTCTGTCCATACTTTATTAATATGCATTATAATTTCCTTAATTTTTCATATATTGTTGAACCACAACACCATGTCGAACACTACCAGAGGTAGCATAACCATCTTGATTTAATGTAATTGTGCCACTACTTGGTCTTTGTATCATAGCAAACATTCTTACATAGTATTGTGTACTATTAGATAAACCAGTTAACTTAGCAAAACCTGTTGTATTAGTATATTCGCCAGTCATTAATGCTTCTCCATATCTTCCAGTTTGTAAAGTTGTTGCTGTACCAGAAGAAAAATCAGAAGATGTACTATGCACCATAAATATTCCAAATCCATTATCATTAGCATCACTATTGGCACTTAAAGAGCCATGAATTAAAATTAAATCTGCTCCATTAGTTTGTGCTGTAGTTGTAAAAGTTAATGATTGGTCAGTACAAGTAAATTGGTTTGTTGATGATGTTGTCGTATAAGTATCTGTTTCGTGATAATCTTTTACATCTACTAAAGTATAATGATTATCAGTAACTAATCTTAAATTTGAAGTTATGGCTGTACCCCCGTTAGCTATAGGTAAAGTACCAGTAACTTTAGATGTCAAGTCTACAGCATCATCTGCTAATCCTGCTGTTGGTATTGTTGTTTTACTCATGTGTTATCCTATGCGTCATCTCTCTGTTTTCTAGTCTTATAATCACTTCTTGCTGTAACTAATGCTACAAAGTCTGCTTGATTGCTTGGAATAGGGTCAGTAAAAGATGAATCATTCATTAACTTTGTTGTCCACTCTTGTTGAAATCTTTTCCAAGAATTATTAATTTTACCATCCACAGCATTTTGAATCCATAAATCTATTCCTGCATTGTCTGTATCATTATACAAATCGTTAGATAATATTTTTTGTTGTAAATCTGTAAGACTTACTGTTTTAGTATGTGTTGCCATTTAAACCTCCTTTAAAGTTAATTGTTTCATTATTAGCATACTAAATGTCCAGAAAAAAATCCGGCATCTGCACCTACATCCATTTGTGCCGCACCTTCATATTGCTGTACTCCTACTGTCGCTGTATCATTAGCATCCATGTCAGCTAAAATTGTTTGACTTATTTCTACTCTTGGCTCATCACCACCATTCTGTTGTATACCAAAAGCATTTCCATCACCATACAATCTATTACTTGTTCTAATAGCACAGATAATATAATTTGCATCTTTGTCTACATTTGATAAAGTGCAACAAAAACTTAATAGATATTTTCCTGTTACAGGTGCAGTGAAAGTATAATTACTAGTATTAAAGTCAGAGTTTACATCAAATATTTCATTAGCAAATACTAAAGTTGATACTGTATTGTTAGTAGCAACATTTGTAACTGCCCCACTTCCGTGTTTTACTGTAAAAGCAGATTGAGCGGGCATGGTTACATGACCTGAACTATCAATCTTTATATGACTTCCTGCATTTGCTCCTAACGCTAATTGATTAGCACTATGGTCATATTCAATATATCCAATATCGTTATCACCAGAATCACCAAACATAATTCTTCCATTACTAGAAGCACCAGATAAAATTGATAAACCAGAGTTAGCACTTCCTTCTACAACTAATTCGTCTGCGTGAACAGAAACACTAGCTCCACTATCTGCTGTTTTAATATGTAATCCTGTGCCTAAATCTTTTGCCGCACCAACACCTATTGTATCAAATTGTGCTGTGCTACTTGCTACCAATGCACCACTTACTGTAGTTGCACCACTAAAAGTTTTTGCTATAGTCTCTGTTGCAGGAGGGTCAATAGTTCCTACACTCTTTGCTTGATGAACAACGTAAATATTGTTTGTGCCGCTAGGAGGTGCACCAGTAAACGTTAGTGTTGTTCCAGATAAAGTGTATGCACTGTTTGGGTCTTGTCTTACATTACCAACAAATACTTCAATATCCAAAGTTGAGGAGGGTGCTACATCTAAAGTAAATGCAGTTGTGCTCCCATCACCATTAAACCTCTTACCTACAAGAGATTGAAAAGTATTTCTGGAATCTAAAGGTGTACCTATAAAAGCCATTTTACGTTATCACCATGATTGACAGAGCAATGTCAGCCGAACCAGTTGCTGTTAGTGACAGCGTATCTGTTGCTTCCATTACTACTTTGTTGCCCGCGAGTAGTTCCAAAGTTCCACCAACAGGAATCG